CCTTTGATTGCTCTCCAATACCACGAAGTCAAGATCAACCTTGATATCCGCCCCATTGATGAGTGCTTATGGGCCGTCACCACATTGAACTGCAGCTCTGGTCCTCCTTTCAATGCCACCAACCAATTCCCCCAAGGCCGCCCCGTGTTAGCTTCCATCGCTTACAACCAATCCCTCGTCGCTGCCTCCCTCTACGTTGACTACGTCTTCCTTGACACAGACGAACGTCGTCGTATGGCGCAAAACCCCCACGAATACCTCATCACCCAACTCCAATTCACTGGTGATGAATCCGTTGGTTCCTCCGCCAACAAGATCAAGCTCAACTTCAATCACCCCGTGAAGGAGCTCATCTGGGTTGTCCAACCCGATCAAAACGTGGATTACTGCTCATCCACCACATGCGACTCCCTCCTTTTCAAGGTCCTCGGCGCCCAACCCTTCAACTACACGGATGCCATTGATGCTCTTCCCAACGCTATCCACGCTTTCGGTGGTCCTCAATCCACCGCTTTACCCAGCGTTGGAAACCAAGCCTTCATTGATGCTAACGGTCTCTTCAACGATCCCCTTGCCGATGACATCAAGTTAGATTTCAGCGCCACCGGCTTCGGCACATACTGGAAGACGGCCAGCCAACCTTATGACGAGATCCACTCTGGTATCAATCCCCCCGTCAATCCCGCTTCCGTGAATCCCAACAACACATACATTGTTGACACCGGCCCTGCTCCCCACGGCCTCTACGAGTCCACAGTGTCTGATGCTGGCACATTCGTCCTCACGGAGACATCTATTGACATGCATTGCTGGGGCCAAAACCCCGTCGTCACTGCTAAGCTCCAACTCAACGGCCAAGATCGCTTCTCTGAGCGCGAAGGTTCCTACTTCTCCTGGGTCCAACCTTACCAAGCCCACACCCGTTGCCCTGATGAAGGTATCAACGTGTACAGCTTTGCCCTCAGACCCGAAGAGCACCAGCCCTCTGGAACTTGCAACTTCTCCCGTATTGATAACGCGACCCTCCAACTTGTGCTCTCCAACGCCACGGTTGAAGGTACCAAGACTGCCAAGGTCCGCGTGTATGCCACCAACTATAACGTTTTAAGAATTATGTCCGGCATTATAACAGCCTGTGCCGAACAGTTGGCTGCCACATTAGATATTTGCTTCCTAATGTGGGTAAACAGTGTAAAGCAAATATGCATTGAGAAACAATATAATGCATCATATAACCAGCTAGTCTCTTTCTGACTATACAATCAGACGGAGGCGACATTTCTAAATTGCGGGAACATCCTTAGAGCCTTTTCTACTACTTCATTTAGTGAAAACTATATGAATACCCAGGGTAACGACCTCGGGCATAGTAATAACGAAAAGGATTGGACAATCTGCAGCCAAGCTCCTAAGTGCGACAATGCAAGCATACGGAGAAGGTTCAGAGACTATAATGGAATGGGTTTGAGAAGATTAGCACTCTTCAATGATGACTTAAGGGATAGTCCAAGCTCAAATTGAAAGATTTGGGTCGGGATAAGCTTACCGGGGCGGTTTAGCTTATTCCAACTAAACATCATACATCGTGTTATTTTTATTTTATAGAATTTAATATACAATTTTAATGCTGTTAGACACAGTATTAAAATTGAAACGCGCTTAAAGACAAGAGTCTATGATACAATATACAACAAATGGACTCTGACAATTTGATTCACCTAACAAGGTTCAAAAAGGAACCACCACATCCGTCATATATTTCCGGGTTTATAGATGGGGATGGAACATTCTTTATTAGAAAAATAAAAGATGGATATCAATCTGGAATCACAATAGCTCAATCACGAACAAATATTTTACAAGTGGTTCGTTATCATTTTGGTGGAACTATAACAACATCTGCGAACAGAAATAGTAAAGAGGAAGAGGAAGATGATATATACGAAGATGGAACTATTCATAAATACAATAAACGTAATCAATATAATTTAATTGTTAGAAGCGATGAATACAAACTATTGATTGATTATATCAAAAATTTTGTCATAATAAAACAGAACCAATGTGATGCTTTATATGAGTTTTCAAAATTGGCAAATAAACCTGGATATATTGACAGTAAAAAAATACTATTTGATCTTTGTTCTGTGAAAAAAACTATATACAGTTATGATTTTAATAGATTGAACATTGAATATATCCAAGGATTGTTTGATGCAGAAGGGTGCTTTTATATTGATAAAACAAAGATTTCAAAATACAAAATTTCATTGACCCAAAAGACACATCCTCAAATATTGAATGAGATTCAGCGTTTTCTTGGATTTGGAAAGGTAACTTCTGAAAATAAATATGTTATTTACAATAAGGAAAACTGTTTGCAGTTTATTGAGTTGATTAAAAACGGATTGATTGTAAAATATAATCAAGCAATTGCATTTGAGACTTTTTTGAAAACCGCTGATTTATATATAAAAGAACAAATGTATATTATTTGCAATGAGGAAAAACACAAAACCGAGAACTTTTTAGAATTGAATAAGAACAATATTGGAAAAGATGGATATTTAGAGATTGTAAAGGTAAAAGAACTAAAAGACAAAGTATGTAGCCAAATAAATTTAATCGGAGTTTATAAAGAAAAATCTGATAAAATGAAAGGGTCTGGAAATCACAATTATGGAAAGACGTTTTCTGAAGAAACAAAGAAGAAAATGTCAAAGTCCATAAGAGATTCAAAGAATGGGGTATCAGACGAAACCATTTTGGCTGTAAGAAACCTATTAAGTGAAGGAATGTTAAATGTAGAAGTACAAGAAAAATTAAATCTACCAAGACATACTGTAACGAGAATCAAAAATGGTCATATTGTTTGTAGAAATGAAGAAAAGAGTGAAAATGTACCATTAACCAAAGATCAAATTAATGCTGCAAAAAGAAAAATACAGTTGGATGAAATATTTGTAGTTATTGAAAAATATCTGGAAGGAAAATCCCCTTCTGATACATTGGAATATTTATCTACAACACGTGTTCAAAAAAATATTGATAATAATTTAACAATTGACATTATAAAAAATATAAGAAAAAAATTATCTAATATGCAAGTACCATTTTATCCATTTGAAACATCAACTGAAACATATAATCATTACAAAAATATGATAGAAAATTGCAATAAAGTTAAAGAATAAATATATCATATACAAGTAATGAACAAGAAAGATTATATTAGTTTAAAAAAGAATCGGCGAGAAAAAAAACGTTCGGATAAAAGAGATGCATCGTGTGATGAAGTTATTTTTATTTTTGAAAAAGTACTTGAGGGATGGAAAACAATAAAAATATACAATACTATAATACAAACTAATCCCGAATCTTCTCTTGACAAGAAAAAAGTTGAGACTATTTCTACTGGTAATTGTAAAATATTTGAAAGTGAATTATCAGAAGATAGATTCAAATATTATACTGAATTGAGAACTAAAGTGTATGAATATCACTGTAAACCAGATGTTAAGGTTGACTTACAAACTCCATAATCATGGGAAATATAGGCTCAATCGCCTTTGCGCATTCCAACGCTACTTCCCTATGTTCTTTTTGCGTTCCATTCCCAGAACGCAATTGAATGTAATGCACCCACGATCTCAGCGTCCCGTTCATATACATCCGAGATTTTGTCATGCCCTCAGGTAAGACAACCCGAGCCTGCTCTTTTGCAATACCGTTTTCAATTGCCCATTTGTAGGCATTTTCCGCGTATTCCGCCACCAAATTTTGAGCCGTTTCCCATTCATCACACAAGACACTATTATCTACTTCCATACTATTTTGACGATTCTTTGTGTCTTGAAGACGTGCTTCCCGGGTTTCAAATCCCAAGTCAGCAATCGCATATCGTTGAGAGAACTCTTGAAAGGAAAAAGAGCGGTGTCTTAGAATTTGCCTGGCAATATCCCGGGTGGTTTCAATTTCAAGGCAAATATTCACCATTTCCAATGGGGACCAGTGCTTATTTTTCAGTAAATATTGAATCAGACGTTCATTTGTGTCAGTGTTGTTTTGATTTGCTGGATTTGACACACGAGCACAATAACAAACCAGGTCTTGAAGGCTCTTCTCTGAATTAGAGTCGCGTGTATAACTAATTAGTTTTGCCGACATTATCATATATAGCGACGAAACATTTATATAGTTTATAAATGTTATAAAATTACTTAGACCTTTCTCAAAAATAAAAAACAAGACAATTATAAAAAAACTTTTTTTGTTATTGCTTGTGAGTATTTCACAAGGAACAAAATTTATATCACTACATACAATGGCGCGTATTGAAAAAAATGTAACAACTGAGAAAATGAAACCAATAACAAAACCCGACGTAATAACATTTTTTAGGATATGGGCAACAATGTTTATCTTTTCGTACCCATTTATTGGGTTTCCTTTTGATAAGGATAATTGATGATCCGATAAGGATAATTAATGATCCGACCAAAAAAATGAGATAAAATATAACGTTATCCACCGAGAACCCAGGATAAATTTATGGATTTTTATAAAGATAAACTGTTATGAAAGATGGTAAGGATTTATCCTGCACTTCGGGCAGGAGGGATTCTGAAAAGAAGGGCTGGAAATCCGAAGGATTTCTGAAGACCTGGGTTCCCCGCTAATAAAATAATATTTAGGAAAAATAATTATCTTTCTATATATTGGGTGTGTATGGTTAAAAAAGTTTGACCGCCGTTGTTAAAACGGAGGAAGGAGTACCTTGGTTCGATTCCAGGGACAGCCCAATAATAATCAATAAACTGTATAATTTAGCATAATCTTGATTATACAATTTTTTCGCAAAGATAATAGCAGAAAAACAATTATAAAAAATAATATTTAGGAAAATAATTATCTTTCTATATATTGGGCTTGTGTGGTCACACAAATTGATGGGAAAGTAATGGTACCATTGCAAACTGCTTTATGCAGATCGGGGTTCAATTCCCTGAGGTCCAAAATAATCAATTAACTGTATAATTTAGCAATAACTTGATTATACAATTTCTCCTCCAAACAAACGATTCATATTCACTATTTCTGGTTTTTCAGCATCTGCTGTAAACAATTTAACAATCTGTTCATTATCTCGGAATCTCACAGTGTAATCCTGCTGCATCTTATTGCGTCCAATCCGACCCATTGCTTGAATAATCTTCTCCTGAGTCAAGTCCAAGTCTTTGCTCAAATATCCATGACAGAATTGATAATTTGTTCCATAAATATAGTCGCTTGATGCAATAATCATATACAACTTCTGCCTGTCCGCCAAATCCTTCATAATCTCTGTGTATTCAATGCTTTCATGGTTTGTGAATACACCGATTCCCATAAGCAACAACACTTTCCAACTATCCGAGACATTATGCAATAACATGAGCCGTGCAATAGTTGATTCTTCAATGTCACACGTGAATGCCGTCTTGGTTTCTATATCCTCCGCCCATTTTTGCAAGTGTGCCTGCTTATTCGGAACAAACGTCTCATTCAATGACGCCGTTTTCACCATACTCCGCAACGCTCCAATTTGTTCCATGACGCGTTTCACCGAAGAATTCCCAGGGTTATCATCGCGCATCTGTCGCATCATCTTGTGATCTTGTTTTTTACCACTTGCTCCATGCTTGTCGGATTCAAACTTTTTAGCGTCTTCTTCTGCTACTGCAGTCAAATCCTCCAATGTCTTTTCCAACTCCCGAATCTTTTCATTGATCCGATTATTGTATTCAATCTTTTCCATAATATCTTGCATCACTTTTGCGGGAATATTTGCCTGTTGAATGCAAAATTTTGCAATCTTCTCAATGTCATTGGCAAGAAAGATGGTCGGACCATCCGTCAAAGTATAAGAATCCTTTGTTGTGACATAAATGGCACATCCACCAGAAGGATCTTCTGTGACAGGCGGAACAATTTGCTGGCTTGCCAGCCTGGTAAGCCCGGTCCCTCCTAATGAAGATCCTACTTCTGACACAATACCAGGCCCAATGCTTACAGACTTTTTGATTTTATTCCCTTTGGGGTCAACCGACAAATTCGGTTTAATCTTTTTTTCACGGTTTGAAATATAATTCATATAAACAGTTCCCCACGTTCCAGATATAATGTTTTTAAGGACTGCAATATAATACAGTTTGATGTTAATCATATTTACATCATCCAAGCTCGCAAAATAACGATCTACGGAAAATCCTCTCTTTGTTAGATTGCTTTGATTGACAAATTTAAGTAGCTTCACCGTCTCATTCAAATCAAAATACCTCATCAAAGTCAAGTAGTTCTCGCAATGATTTACATATTCCAATACTTTGTCGTAATCATGTGCACCAGGCAATGTATGAGGCAATACAACATATCCATCCTTGTTCAAAAGTGGAATTGACTTTTTGCAGTCGTGGCTCACAATATTATAGACTTCTGCATCCTCAAATTTTGCCTTGAAACTACTAATCGTCATAGGCAACTCGTGTAGCTTGGGCAACGTCGCCGATGACAATACCATATTCGGAATAAGATTTTCATCCCAATTCTTTTTAATAATCTCATGGAAGTCGTGGTTGTCGTAATCCAATGTAATGGTTGGCTCGTCCCAATATGTAATAATATCATTCTTGGAATTAAAGGCCAACATGTAATACATGGCGACCAAATAGGACTTGATGTCGCAAATCATAATCTCAACCTTGTCTCCAACACTGTTATCCACCTTGAAAATTCCACCGCTCTTCCTGTGCTTCGTGTACTCCTTTGCCGCAAAATAGTGCAACCGGATATCAGCTGAGCTGCTACATCCAAATGCAAACGCAACCTTTTTATCCACTGAAATCGCAGACCGCGCTAATGCTAAGCCGACATGACGCGCGGCGCAAACAAAGATAATCCGCTGTTTTTCGGATAGGCCGAGGGGAGTCATCGTCTTTCCAGTGCCAGTGGGAGCAATATAGAGAACCAGCTTAGGACAACTGTTTTTGCACGCAGTGAAAATCTCCTTTTGATGCTCATACAAGTTCATATCGCCATACTTTAAAAGTTTTTCGTTATTTTCAATAATCTCAACTGAATTGTGGACCACATAACTGATATTCACTTCATCTTCATATGTTTTTAGAACATCTTGAATAATACGAACAATGTGGCGATTTACATTAGATATGCTATTTTTCATCAACTTGTAAAGAGTATAATAGTGCTGAACCCATTTGTTGGACTTTTTCACCTTATATTTGATAAGCTTTTCCAAAATGTCCAGCAAAACGTACTCGTATACATCCGTTTTCTCAACGGAAATAGACGTGTTCTTTTGCAAACGAATTTGATCGGCCTTTTTAATTAGCGTGCTACGTTCCAATGCCAAGTTGAACTTGTTTTCAAATGTTGGGTCAATGCTGAAAATATTGTGAACGCGATCCTGAAAGTACTTCTCATACAAATGATCTTCCATGGCATCAGTGACGTCAATTTTTAGAAAACTGAATAATGACAAATGTTTGTTTTTCTTGATAGCTACATCGTGAAATCCGGCAATGATTAGCTTTAGAATAGAAATTTCTTCTTGAGAGACTGGCAACTCAATGGATTCCCATTCTGACTTGTTCAATTTACGCTGAAGAAGATCCATTTTGATTTGTTTCCTTTATTGTTATGTGATTTAATATTTAAGCTGAAATTTTGATTCAGTTTTATTACAAGGAAACCAAGGTCTTCAGAAATCCGGAGGATTTCCAGCCCGTACACCCCTCCTTTTACACATATAGTAAAAAGGGTGAGATTTTTCTTAGCAGGGAACCCAGGTCTTCAGAAATCCGAAGGATTTCCAGCCCCTCTCTTCAGAATCCCGCGTTGCGGGATTCCTTACCCCTCCTGCCCGAAGGGCAGGATAAATCCTTATCATATTTCATAACATGTTATTTTTATGAAAAATCCATAAATTTATCCTG